CCGCTAAGTATGCAGTATGACCAAGACCAGTGCCATTATCAGAAACAATGCTTGTAATTCCAACACTAATACCATTCTGTAATAAGAATTTATTTTGTGTATCTTTTGTAATACTACTCTTTAAATCGCTTGATGCTACCTTACCAATTGTTTTTGATACAGCATGACTAATCGATGCATCAGGGTCAGACAGTGGATTATCACGATCAACTTGTGGATACAGATCTTTAACTGGTTGACTAAATTTATAATTTGTAAACGGCGATACAGTTGGCTTAACGTCATAATGCAGACACGTTAAGTGATATATACCATCCTGTTCTCCTGTAATATGTTCTTTAACTTCCTCTGACTTATAGATGTAGAAACTTTGTGCATATTCACTCTTTGAGAAGTTTGGTAAATTATCTACAGTTCTTGTTTGAGAATTAAGAGTTGATGAGCCTGGATCTTCGTTCAGTGAATACTGAAATCCTCTTGCACTTGTAATACCTATAACTGAGAATCTTCCGTTGAATCCAGAACTACCAATACCAGTAGCGTTATTACCAGATGTGATCTTATTAACATTAACAACAGAACCAACAGTTAAGTTATGTGGTTCCTCTGACATCACTGTTGCAACGTTACTATTCCAGTTTGCCTCATTGATGAAGTGGAAGTTTCTCTGGTCATCAATATTAGTTAATGATGTAGTTGTGATCTCTGCGTCAGTTGAACCAGTTGTGTCACTTGTCTCTTGTAAGACGTAACCTTCGATTGGTGGCCTTGCAGTTGTAATTCCAGCAGGGATAACATATCTAAACTTATAAATTGAATCATCAAGACTTCTTGAATTTTCTTTTCTTACAAAGAATGATTTTGGTGTATTAGATCCAAGAGCAGTTGTTCCAACACTCACAAATGTAGGATAAATTTCATTGTCAGTTCCCTCAATTGAAACATTGACGAACCAGTGTTTGTTTATATTATCAAATTGAATAGGATGTCCGATATCACCTGACTTCTTATCTGATACACGACTGACAACAGTAAGTTCACCACCAGTGTTATTGATAGTAAGAGCTGTACCATCTAATGCATCATTTAAAGTTCTTGCAACCTTGAGATCATTTGCATTGCTACCTTTGATTGTAAAGTAAACTTGATCTTCTTCAAGTCCATCTGGTAAGAAACCATTATTTGCAATAATGCGAATTGATTCACCTGTAATTAAATCATGATTTGTCTTTAAAGATATAATATTTGAACTAATACTACTTACTCCAACAGAATTATCAACGACATATCTCTTTTCACCTGTAAGAGTTGTAATACCAGTTGCAGTTGGCATCACAACTTTAGAAACAAAGTCACCCTCATTTCCATTGACATTGAGTTGTAATCTTATCTTATCATCTAATGCAGCACCAAATCTAAATCCATCTACAATATGTGGTGGTGGTGCATCTTTGTTTGTAAATCCTTCAAAGTATAGTCTTGTTGATGCTCCTATACCAATTGTTTTATCTACATCAAGTGATAGGTAGTCAACGTTTGCACTTCCATCAGTAATTTCTTTTGGTGGAATGATATGTGTAATATATGCAGCGTTATCTGGAGTAAATGCAGTCTTTTTGAATCCCTCAGACATCAAGGCATTCTCACCAAAGTTAGCATTACAGTTTGCAAGTGATAATTCACCACCTGTATCTGCTACATATTGACTCTTATGTCCAATTGCAAAGACAGAAACCGCCTGAACAATTGAATCATTTGATGCACGAACATGAGTTGACTCATACTCTGGACGATAAACAGCAGATGGATCTAAGTGTAAGTTATCTACACTTGTGTAATCTTCATACTGTCCAGATGTTGCATTGTATCTGACAAATGCCTTATCATCTTTCTGAAGTGCATTACCTGTAAACTGTGCAAGTAATCCACTCTTAAATCCAGTCACCTTAGAACCATCTAAGTGAATACCATTCATACCAAAAACGGATCTCTTCGATAAGTTGAATAAGTATGGTGAAGCAGAGTTGATTGTATCAACTTCAATGTTCACGTTTGCACTTGTTAGACTTGGTAGTGGGTTGTTAGGTGCAGCACCAACCACATATTTAAACTGTGTGTTTGATACGACTTCTGATACAACGAAGATACCATTATATCCTGATGTGCTAATACCAGAAATACGAACAGGTGTATCAATTGAAAGATCTGTAAGAGTTGAATCTAAATCAACAGTCACTGTTGTTGATGCGGTTGCACCATCACCAGCCTTAATAGATGAAATACCAACCTGTTGACCCTTTGAACCAACAATACGATATTCTTCAACTCTTGTTTGGAAATCAAGACTACCTGATGGGAAGTCTGGTTCAATCGGTCTACCTGTACCAGCATCATATACATCACCAACCTTTTGATAATACATATCAAGGTCAGTTGATGTTGAAGTTACATCAATGAAACTATCTTTAATACGAACTGCATTTGCACCATCAGCATATTCAAAACAAGTTAGTTTATGGTGAGAGAAACTTGGTGTGAATAAGTTTGAAGTATAGTCTTTATATACGTTACCTGATGGATCACCATCAAAAATCGTGAACTGTGAAATATAACAAGCACCAGTCAGTCTGAATATGGCAGTCGGTTCAATATTACCGTTCTCTGGATCTGGAACATATTTCGGTCTTATTTTTGTCTTACGAAGATCTTTACCTACAATTGATGTACCTCTTGGTATGATAACACCACCACGAACACTATTTAATTTGAATAGTTCGTTATCAGGCGATGTTAAATCAAAGTTACTACCTAATCCAAATGGACTTAATATCTGATTAGTCTCTCCAAATCTTGTTGTATATCTTGCTTCTCCACTTACACTGACAGGTATAAATCCTGGCCTGTTGTCCACTGTATGTGTACCAGCAGCAAGGATGATTGTTGTTAAATCAAACTTATCGTTTCTTTGTCCTACAACATAAGAGAACCTAGCAGCTTCGATTAGAGCCCTCTGTATGGTTTTAAATGGTCGGGTTTGGGAGTTTCCTTGGTTTTCAATACTATCAGTCGCATCCAATTCATTGGGATCAACGTAGATAACATTACCTTGTATATTCTTTAGAAAATTCTCCAGTCTTGAAAGAGGCATCCTATTCTTCTCTAATTACAGATTCTGTCTAAGTTTATTTATTCAACGAAATAATACGAAATAAATATCTAATATATATCATTTCTCAATGGCATCTCCTTTAAATCAATATGCAATCTATGATTGTAATATTTTAAGAATCAACCTCAATGAAATGGTTGAAAGAAGAGCATCTTCTCAAGGTAAAGAACTAACTCATCAAGAGATTGATGATATAGCAGTGGTTCTTCGGCGTAAAATAGATTGGGAACCAATCTTTAAACAGATTGATGAGTATCTGTAGAACTATTATACCAAAAAGAAAGAGCATAACGATCTCTACCTATCACTCTAGTTACATGATGTTTGTATTGAGAATTAGAAAAAATTAATAATTTACCAGTTTTGGGTTTCACTTCAAAATCTTTAAACCCAGTATAACCACCTTCAAAGTCATCATTCAAATAAAGAAGTGCAGCAAACAAGTCGTAAATACCTTCTTTTGCAGAACTATCATAGTGAGGTTTCATAAAAGTTCCTGGCGACCATCTTATGACACCCACATAATCTGGATTAGCTCTATCATCAAATGATTTGCAAACACGAGTGACTTTATCAACAACTTTAGTGTAAAACTCTGAGGTTTCCTCTTTTGTATTTAAAAAGTCAGCGTGACCTTGATAATTAGCATCATCTAATATTTCATCTTGTCTTGCATGATGTTCAGCAAAATCATAATAATCCTCTTGAGGTTCAAAGGTTGGAATAGTATCCTCACTGTGACCCACAGCAGTCATGATTCCAAGAGATTCATTAGTATAATTGATAATTTCCTGACACTGACTTGGTGAAATAAAATTATCCTCAATATAAATTAATTTTTTCAAGAGGTGTAAGTATTAGGCGGGCCAGCAAATCGAGGGTCAGTATAGGTTTTTTCATCAGAATCAACCTTATTTGGATTATAGTTTGGATCTGGATAATCCTCCCAACTGTTGCCCTCATACTCAACTATCAAAGGATTGATATCTTTTCTTTCACCATATACATGATAGAAACAATCAATGGTAGATAAATCAGTAATCAAATCAGTGTTAGTTGAATCCTCTGCGATGACAATAAATTCATTATTAAACTCTTGAATTACAAGATTTTGATTTGATCCAATTGGTTGCAACTGAACAGTGATACTATCAGTGTGAACCAAATCTTTCCAATAGTATGGTAATTCAATTACATTTGATTCTTTTAATCTACCACGAAAGTAAACTCCTACTTCTGGGCCTTCAATACAAGCATAACGAAGACGATGACCCTTACCTTTTGTAGGATGAACTAAATCAAATGGTTTTGGTTTTGCGTCTGCAGCCGCAAATCTACCTGCAAGCCTACCTTTATTACCACAATTAACTGCACCAGT